ACGGAGATATTGCTGTTCTATCAAACATTGTGACGGGTGAGTCTCTGACTATGGGTATTAAAGAACTTTGGAATTATGCAGTTTAAAGGAGATCCATTAATGCTAGAAAAACAAGTTGAAAATAAAATAAAAAAATGGTTGGAACAAAATAACCACTGGTATTTTAAAGTACACGGTGGAGCTTTTCAAAAAACAGGAGTACCTGACATTATAGCTTGTATAAATGGTAAATTTGTAGCCATAGAAGTTAAAAGAAGTGATGGTGGAATTGTTTCAGAGTTACAAAAAGCTCAAATACAAAAGATAAAAGATAGTGGCGGATTGGTTGGAGTAGCTCACAATATGGAAGAGTTTTGGCAAATATTAAAAGATGGTGGGTTGCTATGATGCTATACCAATATCAAAAAGACTTACTGGATAAAAGTTTAAAAAACTATATCTATCCACTTGGAACAGGTACTGGAAAAACAATATTATCGATACATCATTTTTATAAACATGCACAAGGTAAAAGATTAATTATAATAGCACCAGCTCAGAAAGTTAAAGAAGGTGGATGGGATAGAGAAATTAATAATTTCAATAAATACTATGGAACAAATATAGATTATGAAGTTATTAGTTACGGCAGATTAAAACATGTCGATGGAGATAAAAATACTTATTTGATTTTTGATGAGTGTCATTACATTAAAAACTATAAGAAATCTCAAAGAAGTAAACTGGCTTTAAAACTATGCAAGGCTTGTTATGGTTATTGTCTATTAAGTGCAACACCAGCGAGTAATGGTTATCAAGATTTAGGAAACTATATGGCTATATTTGGAATATATGCTAGTGGATATAGTTATGAAAAAGCTAATGCTATAAAGAAAATGAACTACATGGGATTTTATGAAATAGCAGCTTGGAAGAATACAGAATACATTGATAAATGCTGGAAGGCTATAAGTAGTGTAGCACTTAATAAAAATGACTGTATAGATTTACCAGATTTAGTATTTGAAGAAAAATACTTCGATGCTGGAGAAGAATACATCACTATAAAAAAAGATAGAGTTTTAGGAGATGAATTGTATGATAGCTCTCCAAAATTTATAGCTGGACTTAGACAGTATGCTGGATTTAATGAAAAACTAGAATATTTAAAAGAATTTAGAGAATCAACAGATAGTAATATATTAATTTTCTATAACTTTAAAAAAGAAGCTGAAGCTATAAAGGAATTAATAAAAGTAGATTACGAAGTCAGTGGATCACTAAGTAGAATACCTAATTTTTTAGATTTCAAAAATCTAAAAAATAAAACCACTCTTGTGCAAATTCAAGCGGGAGGGGCAGGGATAGAGCTTCAATATAATTCAGAAGTAATATTTTTTAGTCCTACTTGGAGTTATCAAGACTATGAGCAAGCCATTGGTAGAGCTTATAGGATAGGTCAAAAAAACAAAGTAACAGTTTATAAGTACATTGGAATAGGGACAATAGAAGAAAAGGTTTATACAAGGTTAGATGACAAAAAAGACTTTGTAGATAAGTTATTAAGTTTAGAAGATTTAGGAGGATATGAATGGAACAAGAAAAATTAATATCACATACTCCTGGAGAGAATGTGACAGAAAATAGAAATAAATATCTTGGTGGAAGTGATTTACCAGCTTTATTTAATGTAAGTCCTTTCAAAGATTGCTTTACATTAGCTAGAGAAAAAGCTGGAGTAATCCCTGCAGCATTTAAAGGAAATGAATACACTAGATATGGTCAATTATTAGAACCACAAATCAGAGATTATATAAATAGTATCTATGAGCTTAAATTTAAAGAAAATACAAACATTAACGAAGAGTTAGGACTTAGATCTAATTGTGATGGATTGGATAAAGATGCAGGATTGCTCTTAGAGATTAAAACCAATGCTGGAGACAAGACAACATATGAAGATGTATATGATTATGTGTTACAAATGCAAATGTATATGTTTCAATTCAATGTTGAAAAAGGTTATCTAGTTCAATATAAAAGACCTGAGAATTTCTGGAGTGGATTAGATTATGAAACTCAACACACTGATGATTACTTCAATCAAGACTTTGATTCTGAAAGAATTTCAGTCATGGAAATAAAAAGAGACGATAAATTAATACAACAAATATTATCTAAAGCAGAGAAATTTTGGATTGATGTTGAAAGATTAAAAGAAAATCCAGAGATGACAGAAGAAGAGTTTTATTTCAATGATAGATTGGTTGAATATAACAACACTATAAATAAATTATCAGTTCTAGAAAAAGAATTAGCTAGACTTAGTGATATGGAAAAAGAAGCTAAAAAGCAAAGAGAAATATTATATGGATTAATGGACAATGTAGGAGTTAAAACAATAGTTACAAATAATCTTATGATTACAAAAATAAATCCTACAACAACTAAAAACGTTGATTCTAAAAAATTAAAAGAAGAACTACCAGAAATTTATGATAAATATACAAAAATCAGTAACAAAAAAGGCTATGTAAAAATCACAGTTAGAGCAGATAAAAACATAGTGGAAGAAATTAAGGAAGAAATAACAAGTAATAAAAATATTGATAATAGTAAAAAGTCAGCACTTGCTGCACTTGGATTATAAGGAGGATAAAATGATTAAATTACCAGTAAACGAACCAAAAATAGCAGACATTACACCAAAAAGCTTCTTGATATGGGGTGAATCAATGTCAGGAAAGACTTATTTAGCAAGAGAATTTGATAGTCCATTAATAATTAACACTGATGGAAATGCTACAAAAGTAAATACTCCATCTGTTGCAATTAAAACCTTTGCAGAGTTTGCAGAAGTTATAGAAGCTCTAAAAACTGAAAAACATACATATAAGACTGTAATTATAGATTTGATAGATGATATTGAAACTATGTTAACGATACATATATGTGAAGCAGCAAAAGTTGAATCATTAGCAGATATTCCGTTTGGAAAAGGCTATGCTAAATTCAATGCTGTATGGAAAAAGTTAATGATTGAATTAACACAAATGAATATGAATGTAATATTTATATCTCATTCAATAGAAAAATCTGAAAATAATGGGCAAACAATGTATCAAGCTCCTAGCTTAGGACAAAAACAATTAAATGCTTGTATGGGTAGATGTGATTTTTCTATACAAACTAAAAAAATTGGAAGTAACTACATTAGAATATGCACTAACAAAAGAGAAGCATACAAAGAAGAAGATATAAAAGACAAAAAGATTCTTGGAATCTTAAAAACAGTAAAAGGTGTTTTCGAGATAAAACCAGCTATTAAACAAGTAGCATCGACAAAAAATGAAGATGTAAGCAAGACAACAAATAACACAAATAACATAAATAAAGATGGAGGTAACAAATAATGAGTATAGCAGATATCATGGCAGAATTAGAGGCACAAGATTGGAAGGCAGGAGATAAGGAAACAGATTTTTCTGTAGCCGATGGAGTTTATGAAGGAGTTATAGAAGGACTTGAATACAAGGAAAATGAAAAAGGTACTCAATGGTTTTCATTTACTGTAAATTTAATAAATGAAAATAAAAAGTATTTTGCAAATGTATACTTTAGTGGAAAAATGGCAGCTATGAACCTAAAAAAGTTTATAAATATAATTTATAACTTAACAGGAGAAGCATTAACTTCTTTAGACTTTGCAAATGAAGTAGCATTAGCACAAAGACTAAATGATGATCTTATTGGAAAAGATGTAGTTATAGAGTTAACGACTAAAAAAGAATTTCAAAACTTCAAGTTTATTTTCCAAGAATAATAGGAAAAAATAAAAAAGGGAGAGTTTGACTCTCCCTAATATTCTATGAAAGGAGGATAAATAAATGAGAAGTGATATAGTTGGATTTTATGACTTTGAAGTTTTTATGTGTGATTGGTTAGTTGTCATAATAACTACTCAAGACGAAGAAATAATAATACACAATGATCCAGAGCTATTAAAAAAGACAATGAAAAATATAAACTGCTTAATCGGATTCAATAATCATAATTACGATGATTTAATACTTGCAGGAATAATATCAAAAAATATGAGTCCTAACGAAGTTTATAAACTATCTCAAAAAATAATAAACGGTGAAAATACAAGCTTTTATAAAAAGATAGCCAACCAATTACCAACATATGATACTAAGCAAGAGCTTCCACCTGGAGTTAGTCTAAAAGAAATTGAAAGTAATATGGGTATGAACATAATCGAAACTCCAATAAGTTTTGATTTAGATAGACCTTTAACTGACACAGAATTAATGGAAGTGATTAAGTATTGTATACATGATGTTGAGACAACTAAAAAAGTTTTTCAATATAGAAAAGATTACTTTGAATCTAAAATCGACATCTGCAAAGAATTTAATTTATCCAAATTAGATTCTAAAAAGACAAGAGCAAACCTTGCAGCTAAAGTTTTACAATGTAATAAATCTAAATTACCCACACAAGCAAGGTTAAACAAAGACAGAATGTTATTCACTATAACGGATAAATTAAGAAAAGAAAATATTCCTCAGCCAATTTTAGATTTTTACATAAGTATTCAAAATAGATTTTTAGCTGGAGAAGATTTCAAAGAGTTAGAAAAAGAAAGTCTAGTATTCAACCTATGTGGAGTAGACCACACTTATGCTTTTGGTGGACTGCATGCAGCAAGACCTAATTTATTCTATGAAGGTAATATGCTAATGGTCGATGTTGGAAGTTATTATCCTAGTATGATTATTAATTTTAATTTTATGTCTAGAGCTTCAGAACATCCTGAACTATATAAAAATTTATATGATACTAGAATGGAATATAAGAAAAATAAAGACCCAAAACAAGGAATATATAAAATACTTCTTAATGGAACATTTGGAGCTTTAAAATCAGAGTTCAATGATTTATATGATCCTGTTATGAGTAATAATATTTGTATAAATGGGCAATTATTATTAACAGATTTAATAGTATCTCTTAAAGATTATTCAAAAATAATTCAGAGCAATACAGATGGAATATTGTTAGCTTATGAAGAAAATGATTTACCAAAAATTATAGAGTTATGTAAAGAATGGGAGCATAATTATGGATTAAATTTAGACTATGACTATGCAGTAAAAATAGCTCAAAGAGATGTTAATAACTACATCTTAAAAGTTAAGACAAAAGATGGGTATAAATTAAAAGGAAAAGGATTATTTGCAAACCATAATGGCGGAAGCTTTGATAAAAATAATCTCACAATTATAGATATGGCATTAAAGGCTTATTACATGGATGATATTCCAGTGGATAGATTTATATTATCTTTAATAAAAGAAAATAATTTAATGCCGTTTCAGCAAGTAGCCAAAATGGGTGGAACATTTCATCATGTTGAAACAATTGTAAATGGTGAATCTGTTATTTTGCAAAAAGTAAATAGAATATTTGCAACTTGGAAAAAAGAATATGGCCCTATTTATAAAGTTAAAATTAAAGACGATGTTGAAACTCGTTCTAAAATTCCAAACTCAGCAGAAAGAGTTTACATTCATAATGAAGAAATTGAGAAGCTAGATAAAAGTATTTTAGACTTAGATTATTATAGAAAGTTAGTAGAAAAAAACAAATTCACAGATAGAAAGGTGGTATCATGGGAACTAGACCAAAATACATAGAGTTACAACCAGGAACAAGTAAACCTAAAACATCATTTGATGAATTTGTTTATGATATATCTAAAATATCCGATGCTGCATTCTTAGTACCCGAAGATGTTGTAGTAGTTGATTTTGACCATGTTAATGATTTATGGAAAGATATACTTAATAAGTATCCAACTAGAGCAATAAAGACTACTCGTGGAGCTCATTTATATTATAAAATTCCACAAGGATTGAAATTACATAATAATATTAACATCATGACTTACTGTGGTTTAAATGTTGATTATAAGACTGGATTTGGAAAGAAAAAAGCATCAGCTAAGGTAAAGGTCAACGGAGTTCTTAGAACGATTTTAAACGATACTACAGTTGATAATTTAGCTATTTTACCTATAGCATTATATCCTATCCCAGCTGCTAAATATAATTTATTTGGATTAGATGATGGTGATGGAAGAAACCAAGCTATTTATAAGCATATAAAAATACTACAAGATAACAATGTACTTGAAGAAAACATAATAGAACTTGCTGATTTCATAAATAGTAAAGTGTTTAAAACTCCATTAACAGATGATGAATTAAGACCAACCATCGCATCTGCTTTTAAAAAATCAGATAGTGAAGAAATAGAATTATATTATTCTGATGAGAAAGGAAATAAGAAATTAGATATATTTGCTGTTGCAGAGTATGTAAAAAAGTTATTTCAGTTAAAAATTTACAATGGCAGATTTTATTTTCTTAAAGAAGACAAAGATGGAAAGAAGACATACGTTGGAAATGATGGAACAAATAATATTTTAAGAGAAATATTAGAACAGATGAATTTAAAGTTAAAAAAGTCACAGGATAATGAACTTTTGCATCAATTAACTAAAATAGCAGATATCGAGCCTAACAATAATAATTATCCAATAAAATTAAACAATGGATTTATATTAGATGGAGCTGACATCTTACATATGGATACAGTATTTACACCATTTAATTTGGATGTAGCTTATGAGCCTAATGCAGAATGTAAAGATGTTGATGATTATATTGAATGGTTTTGTAACTATGATAAAAGTTTAATTATGTTATTTGAAGAAATATTAGGACATATTTTAATGACTTCTAGCTTTCCACATCATGTATTTTTCTTTGTTGCAAATAGTGGAAAAAATGGAAAATCAACAACATTAAATATGATATCTAACTTTGTTGGAGAATTACATAGCTCAGTAGCTTTGGAAGAATTTGATAGATCTGAAAACTTATTTGCAATAAATGGAAAACTTGTAAACTGTGGAGATGATATAGATGCTTCACTTATAGAAAAGTCAAGAGCTGTAAAAACTCTTGCTGCGGGAAATGAGATACTTTGTAGAGCATTGTATGAAAACCCAATAAAAATGAAATCTGTTGCGACTTTAATTTTTACTTGTAATGAAATGCCAAATTTCAAAGATAAATCTGGTGGAATAGCAAGAAGAGTTATATGTTTTCCTTGCGATGCAATTGTAAAAACTATAGATATGAAAATAGACCAAAAGTTATCAACACCAGCTGCTAAATCAAGAATACTTAATAGGGGCTTGAATGGAATGAAAAGAATTATAGCTAATGGTGGAGAGCTTACAAAAAGCCAATTAGTTCAAGAACTCACAGATAAGTATTTAACAGAATCAGATAATGTTAAATTATTTATTGATGAATATGGAGAAGATTTTATATTACATGATGTCAAAAATAACACTTTTGCTAAAATTTATGTTTGTTACAAAAATTTTTGTGATGAAAGTGGCTATGGTGCGTTAAGTAAAAAAAGATTTTCTCATAAATTAGAAGCTCTTGGTTTTGAAACATATAAAAGCAATGGTGCTATAAAAATTAGAAAAAAGACACATGGCTGGATTGAAAGTGATAATGATGATGTAAAGGGATAGATTAATTAAAAAAGGGATAGATGAGGGATAGATTTAGGGATAGATTATCGATAATTTAATATTGATAATAAAAAGAAAGGGATAGGAGGGATATATTTATTTATACTTTTTTATTAAAAATATATAAATATATATAATATATAAATAAAAGAAAAAAAAAGATATAGAGTGAAAATTTATCCCTTTTATCCCTTTTCCTTTAATACCAATGGAAAACTAAAAAAATCTATCCCTTAATCGCTCCCTTATCTATCCCTTGATAAAAAAATCTATCCCTTTTTTATAAAAATAATTTAGGAGGATAAAAAATGAGTTTAGGAAAAAGAGTAAAAGAATATAGAGTAAGTAATAATATAGATCAAAAGGAATTTGCTGAAAAAATTGATGTAACACAACCTTATTTATCACATTTAGAATCTGGAAAAGTTGAAGCTAGTGAAAGACTAAAAAATAGAATATTAAAAATTATCGAAAGTGAAGATCAAGAAAATGTTGAAACTGCTGAAACAGATAATGTTAAATCTCCAAAACATTATATGCTTGGTGATTTAGGGATTGAAGTAAAAGATGTCATTTTTGAAGTTGTAAAAGACATGAAAGGTTCTGAAGCTGTTTGTGTTGGAAACATTTTAAAATATGTAATGAGAGCTAGAAAGAAAAATGGAATTGAAGATTATAAGAAAGCTTACGAATATCTAGGATATTTGTTGGAGGAGCTATGCAAAAAATAAGAGTTACTCACAAAGACGGAGATATGCAGGGTATTACATTAATTTATCTTGTAAACAAGTACTTAAAAATCAATAGAGAACTTTGGGATAAAGAGGGTATGGTTCTAAATAGATATTATAAATCTATTTTGACAAGAACTATAAAAGCTTCTGATAAGATTGTAGATAGATTTAAAAGTCAGATTAATTATCACGTTGAGAAAGATGTTATTAAAATTTTAGATGAAGTATTTGCTGAATGTGAGCATAAAGAAACTGGCGATAATTTAGAACTTCTTAGGACTATGTTTCTAGTGATAATGATGTTTGGAACTGTTAATTCACATAAAAGAAACATGATAGGAGTAGTTCTAAAATCTATGATAACCGATGTAGTTAATACATTTGAAGATTTTAAGACTATGTGGCTTAGGGAAGTTGATGATAGTGTAATAAGATTGGAGGAAGCTGGTGCATGCTGATGATAAAGAATTATTTGCTGCTTTAGTTTTAGTTATCATTTCAAGGAGGCATCCTATGAGAAAATTTAAAGGAATATATTTTTATATCAATAATTCTAGAGTTGAAAAAACTCAAGACTATGGAAATGA